GGATATCAAATGGTGCAAGATTACTTGCTGTATTTCCGTGTGGCTTATTAAAGAATATTGCCTGAATTTCTGAGACTACACCGCTTGAGGAAGTTTGCACACCTGTCTGCACAAGTCCGTTCTTGTCATAAACTGCAACAAGCACATTACTTTGTCCAACTCCACTCGAATCAGTGATTTTGTAATTAATAGATTTGCCCTGTTCATAATTACCATCGTTAGACGAAATTTTATTATCTGCAAATGTGGTACAATCTATAAATTTAAAATTTAAACTACTACTTGCACCTGCTTGAATGATTTGATTATTACTATCTGAAAATCTACAATTTTTAAAAGTAGCATCAAAACCTTGATATGCCTTAATAGCTGTATTGTTCGCAAAGAAGAATGTATTTAATATGTCCCTCGTAAGGGTTGTTGCTGATGACCATGCATGACCTCCATCACTATTGCCAGAAAGCCTACAGTCCACAAGCTCACTAGCTTCGTTGTAAAATCTACCACCAATATCTCCATCAACAATTGTTCCAATCATTCGGAGTGGGCCACCTGCTCTGATGAACAAAGGATTTGCTCCATGACTTGCTTCAATTTGACATCCATAGAAATTAAGTATGCATCCCAATGCATCATATTTATCAGCACCTAGGATATCACCTTCCTCAACATCATCGTCATTCTTGGCATCAGTAGCTGTTGCTATTCTCGTACCAAAAATTAGCTTTTTGTTGTTTGTACTCTGCAAAGCTAATCGGCAACCCTGCGTGGTTTCAACAGAATCATTTCCTTCACCACCTTTCAATCTACCAAACTGAACTGCACATTCAGCTCTGACTTGAAATGCTGGTGGAAACCAGTCGTCGCCTGAATCCGTATTCGTCATAGCAATGGACTTGTCCACATCCGCAAGGAATGCACCATCTGTCAATAACCACTCACGATTTATAAACTCATAATGTGTGCCATTTGCCGAGGAAAGCCGTACTTTGTTGGCATCATCTATCACACCCTTTATGTCCTCTAGGTTGCTTGACATTCTGAACTTTGCACCATCTGGAGGGGCAGATGAAAACCCACCATCTCCTACTCTTACAGTTGTTTCCGTTACACCTTCAATATAACGAATTTCCCAAGTTCCTGTGTCTGTAGTGGTTTTTCTCCACATGAGAAATCTACCTTTATCACCAATCTCAGGAGCCTCCCCTGAGTCATATTGTATTTCAGTTGTAGTACTCCCACTTCCACCAGTGTAATCCTTATACGCACCACTAACTTGTATTTGAGATGTATTTGATTCAGGTTCAGTAATCGTAGCACTCATGCGTAATCCTTTGTAATTGATGCAAGGTTACCATCCCCATCATAAGTTAAGGTCTTGGTGAGCGTGGTAATATCAGAGCCGTCTTTTTCTACTACGCTAGTTAGATTACCGCTTGTGTATGAAAATGTTTTGCTACCCACTTTTGTTCCCTTCCCGTCGTCTGTCCATGTTGTTATGGACTGCAATACGCCGTTTGAAAATGCTGGCTCGGAATAATCATCTGACTTACTAACTCCTCCGCTAGCAGCTTTAACTGCCTGCCCCATCTGATAAAAAATACTGCTTGTGTCTACACTCATAGTGACCCATCGGATGTACAGCTTGCCGCCATACCATTATATCCGTCCTTAAAATCTTGCTCTGCACAAGCATTCCATTTATTAATCTGCTTTTGAGAATGATAAAGGGCGTCCTCTCCTGTCTTGACGGCACCAGGAAACACGTTGCCATCGTGAACCCACTGGGACTTTACACCACTTCCTGCGCCCTCAAATAAGGGTAATTCATTAAATGGCGTTGTCCCGTCCCCAATCTTGAGCATGCGGGTATTGCTAATATATGCTATTTCCCCATCGAGTAAAACGGGGTTGGTTAATTCCCACTGAGTAGAAGTGCCCTTCCTTACGGTCACTCGTGCAGATATTCTTCTTAGCTCAGGCATGGTTGTTATTAATTTTAAGCAGTAACATTAAAAAGGTCAATTAGCTTTCTGAGTATAGCATATTTCGAATGTCGCTTATTTCATTCAAAAATTCTTTTTTTTGCTCCTCGATACTGCTCGATACTTCAGACACTGCGTTTCTACTAACCTCATCTATTTCGGATGTCGTGCTTATCACCCGGCCCTCAAGGTCGTTAAGCTTGTAAGTAAAAAGTTTGTCCTGGAGCTTATCTAGGTTCTCCTGAACTTCGGTCCACCATTCTCTAATCTCTCGGTCGTATTTCTTAAAGCCTTCGGGGTCTTCCTGCTTTAAGAAAGTGGGCAATTCAGGCAATGAGTCACCAGATGCATAGTACGGATTGCTATCACGCTGGAACCCTGAGACTTTCTTTCCTAAGCCACCCATTTACCCTTGCCCTATAGTCTGAGTCGCCTGACGAGTATCAATGCCACTCACATCGTAAGTCTTGCCGACAACCTTAATTGGGTTAGCCGCAATTGTTATATCATCACTCATATATCCAGCCAAAAAGTAATCTGGGTGAGCATAAGCACTATTAATGTCATATGTAGGATTGACCTTTAATTCGTCGCGTATGTATGGAGCTCTTACATAAAGAGGTATCATGTTTTCATCACGAATTTGATTCAAAGTAACATGCTTAATTTCCCGGCCATTCTTTGTGGACATTGTCTCAACTTGCTCTGTTCCTTGAACTGCTGATGTAGTGGAAATTACAACATCTATGGGCGTGGTTCCATACTTGTTAGATAATTCAAGAACATATGACCTAAATTCTTTATCTGAAAAACTATCTCCGAAATCAATAAGACCGCTCCTTAATTTACTTTGGTAGCCATATCCTAGTCTCGAATAAATTCTGTAGGGTTCAACCTCCCCAACTTCGGGCGGCCCGTAACCATAACGAACAACCACTCCATCCCTCATGTTGTCAGGTCTGTACTTAGTGCCAATATAGAAATTGCTATCTGAGGAATGTAATCCCATAAGAAACCAGGATTGCTCTGGCCCCACTCTTTTCATCCTCGGCTTTCTTGCATAGCAAGCAGATGTAAAACTAGCGTCTATCTGAGACAATGTCCTGGTTATGTAATCGTATGCAATGGTGCCCCAATCTATTATGGGTTTTTGTGTTACTGCACCGGTTTGGTCTATATATTCTCCGGCAGAGTTTTGCATGTACCCAACAGGTACATTAAAAAACAATTCTCTAGTCACAGGATTATCTGCCGCATATACAAATTCTGCATACTCTGGGGGTATTTGTTTCCAAAAAGAAGGTCCCATCTCGAAGACAGAAACGGGCTCTGGTTCTGCTGAACTTCTTGATATTGAATAAACGCCGGAGCTACCAAGAAACACATGCCTTTTACCATCTAAGTTTGATATAGTGTGCCTATAATCGGCTACTCGCCCCCCAGTGTACTTTGGTTCCACCGCAAAAGGTTCCAGTGTGACATTTGAGCGAGATATGAAAAAGAAACCACTATCTCTATAAACTACTAATTTATCAGCTAATGGTACCATTTTTAAAATTCTCGTACCATCATCAGCAAACTCTCTAGCGGATGCCATATTGTACAGAGAGTTTAGGTATGTGCTAACTATTACCTCGTAAGTGCCAGGACTTAAATATCCTGTCGTCAGTCCCCATTTATCGGTATTGGTCGGTGGATTGTCCTCTCCTGCGTTCACAGGTTCACTAGACTTATAGAATAATGAGCCAAATCGTACTGTTGTACCTACTGGGTACGCTTTAACAGACTCCCACTCCTCAAAAGCGTAAGTCAAGAATCCCGGGTTATTGGAATCCCTATTGACCACTGTATAATTCCTGCCATGAGTCAGGTCTGGCTCAAACACATCTTTCCCTAAATGCAGCTTGTGCCAAAACCATTGGCCACTGCTTGACTGTCTCCTATCCGAGCCGTATGTGCGCAATGGCAAAACACTATACTGTGTATAAGATATTTGCAGTTGATTATCAGTAAGAAATGAAATCGGGTTTGTCTCATCGCTTCCCAAGTAAACGGGAGCAGCGTTTAATACAGATACTTCCATACCACCTGTTTGGTCGCGCCAATCCCTCGGCATCCATCCGAATCGACTGTTGTATCTATATTTTAATCCTTGCCTGGTGGTGCCAAACATCGTGTTGTTATCATAGGCATTCTTAAGCTTGTATTTATTCGAACCCTTTTCCTCTAGAAAAAGCCTAGAGGTCAATCCATTGTTTTCTATGGCATACTTTTCATCTTCTGTTTTTATGCCAAATTCTGAGCTGCTTATTACAACTGCCTCCTCGTCTAAAAACGATGCAGTATTTGCGATTAACGGTGTCCCCTCCTCTAAAGACCCAATTTTAAATTTTAAGTTCGAACCTAAGTTCACCGAGCCATCTGCACCGACTTCAAGTGTGGCGATAAGACCACCTGATTCAGATGTATCAAACAGCTTTGGGTTTTGCTCCATGCTGTAAAGCATTCTATACTGATACCTTTGCAGCTTTACTGCCCCAGTAATAATCAAACTGTCATTGTATGGGTCGCCGTAAGGGTCATCTGCGTCTTGAAACCAACGCTCGTAACCACTAATTATTGTGGTTAAGTCACCGACAAAAAGCCTATCTTGATATGATGCTATTGTCCCGCATGACACCACGCCTTGCTCTCTTAAGCTATACAGGGGTCGCGCATAATCCCATTCTGCCTTGTATATTATAGGCAAATCTACGCCGTTGCTTATTATTACATGGTTAAGAACTGTTACTGCTTCCCAGCGATATGCTCCTCCTTCAAATGGATTTCTGGTCGTTCCGTCTTCATCAAGGGCATCCATGTGACTGAGGCCTTCATATATCTTCTCCCACCAAAATGTCTCTCGGTCTCCGAAATAATAACCTGGCTCTGCATAGTTCTCGTAAGTATCAAATGCGTATCCTACTGAGCCTGCCCTTAGCCGATAAATAGTCCCTCCAGCGGCAGCAATCAGAATACCCTCTCCTGTTGTGGACGGGAACTGATAAAGCAACCGAATTGGGTACTCAGTATCTAAAGGAGTCTCCCTGCCCGTGGGGTCAAATAATTCCCATCCCTCTCGCCTCAATTCTCCGTCAGTCTCTCTTCTGAAGTTTATTTTCTCAGTATAATTAGATGAGCCTGCAATGTCATCAGACGCAGAACCAACTAACTGCCCACCTTGCTGTGGGGTTATAGTGACATGGCGATATCTTTTCTTCTTAGCCATTATGCCTCTGAGTATGCATCCCCATCAAGGGAAGTAAGGCTGCTTGTAAGGCTGGTGATTGAAGATTGAAGATTGGTTATGGTGGTTTCGAGTGCCTCTATCTTGGTGTCGTATGCACTTTGGTCCACCTTTAAGCCAATCGCAGTCGCCTGGGCAGTACTGACTGGTTTGTTTGCATCAGATGTATTATCGCAATCACCAAGTCCAACCTGTGCCTTAGTTACAGAGTGCGGGTTATCTGCATCATTGATATGATTGGTGAGGTTAGTATTAGTCGTACCAATACTTGTGTTGGTATTTGTGCGTAGTGTATCTAACTCTTCATCAAATGCTATCGTCTTAACCGTGCCTGCACCATCTATCTTCCAAAGGTCGTCAGATTCGTCCCAATAAATCTTTGAGTTTGTTTGGCTTCCGCGCTCAACCTCAAGTCCTGCATTTGCACTTGGTGTGCCTGTTGCATTCTTATTAAGCTTAACGATATTATCCTCTACATCAAGCGTGGTCGTATTAAGTATTGTCTGTGTCCCTTGAATGGTAAGGTTGCCGACAACTTCAAGGTTTCCGCCAATCTTAGCACCCTGAGGGAGATTAAGTAGGGTGTTGTCAGTTGTGGATATGGTACTGCTACAAATACTAACATTACTAATCTGCCCGCATCCAGTTACATCAATTTCACCAGTAACATCTAGGTCGTCATTAACCTCTACCTTCGCTTGTTCCGACAAAAGAATCAGTTTGCCCAGTACTGATTTTATCGTGTTATTCTCTATCTCAATGTCACCCAGAGTAGACTTACCTTCAATAGTTACATTTTTATTGATTGTTACATTTTCAGTAAAATTACTATCGTAATCAAAATTAACATCCCCGTTTGATGCTTCCTGAAAAAGATTGAGCGCTCGCCAAGCAGACTCTGCAACTTTCAAGTACGCTTTATAGTTACCATCACTATCTGCGCCCCATGTTAAATCACCAACACTACCGGCACCATCTGTTGGTGCAGTTGGAACAAAGGGATATCTAATAGAGTCCAGTCCTAGGGTGACTCGCTCGTCAGACTCTGCCTTTGAGTAAACATCAAAGAAACTAAGGTCTATATCGTGCGGGTTGGTTGCAGAAGTATGGGCATCAAGCAATGCTTTCACATCAATATCAGGCACATTACCTAGTCCCACTTGTGCTTTAGTAACCTCGTGCGGATTACTCTTGTTCCCCGTATGGGCAGAAAGGCTTCCTCCTGTGCTAGACAGTAGGGCATTAACATCTGACATAATGCCTGCTTGGTACGCAGTGGATTCATCAGATGAGAATATTTGGGATACTGTTTTGTTTTCTACGCTACCTAGACCTACTTGGTCTTTGGTTACAGAGTGTGGATTATTTGCAAGCCCGCTATGGTCAAGAATCTTGAGGTTTGTTTGCGCTTGGGTGTACTTGTCTAAATCCGTGATGTCAGATTCGACATGGGTGTGTGCAGTATTAATCTGAGCAATCTTAGAATCTATCTCCGACCTATTGTAGTAAACTGTCCCAATGTCAGTAATATCAGCAACTAAGTGCTGGTGTGATGCATTAGCTAAGCCATCTAGGTCGGTTAGCTTTGCATACAAAGAAAGGTCGAAATCTCCAAGGTCAGTGATGTCTGCCATCACATGAGTATGTCCGGCTGATACCTTGGAATTGATTGCTGTAGTTAAGTCAGTCCTAGTGGCAGAAAGTTCAGCAGAGGTTGCTTTAGTATCTAGGGTAGTCTGTAAGCCAGTAACATCTGCAATCGCATGGGAATGACCGACATCAGTTTTATTAGCGATGCTTGTTTCCGCACTACCAACCCTTGTGGTAAGGGAATCAATCTGACCAGCGTAAGGCAGACCATCAATGGTTTGCCCCATATTGGTAAACTTAGAGTCTACTTCTGTTTTATTGTAGTAGTCCTGGGCAAAATTATTCCCTGCATTCTCAAGTGTTACTACTCGTAAATCTACTGCATCAAGAGAGTCTTTTAGGTTCTTTGCTCCCGCGGAACTTAATACGGTGAGCGTACTTTCGCTGGACAAGGAAGATGTGACATCGTCCACTACATTAATCGAGGAATCAATTAAATTCCCGAACTGCGCCTCAGTGGGCGTGGCACCAGATACAAAATAAGTCTTTAAAGTAGTTTTTGATACATTGCTCATCCTATTACAAACCCTCCTGAACCAATACCCTGTCCAATTATTTGTTGGGCAGAGCTTGATGCGTATTCTTTTTCATTAATAAAGATTTGCGCCCTATCTTTCACATATAGCTCAAAAAATGATTTATATTGATTTAGGTCATTATCCACTTCTCTTGAGAGGTGTGCTTTCACATAATCGGATGATGCTTTGGCTACCAAGTCATCAAATATAACTGGGTCTTTAAGTTCATTTTCTGTAGCCTTGAAGGCAGGTGCGTAATGCTTCTCGCCTTCGTAGTATAAGTACATTGCCTCATCTTCTCTTATCTTCGGCGCGGTTATAAAAGTCGTGCCACCAAAAGCTACTCTACCGGGGTAGCCTGTTGTTCTTTCTCGATTCGTGCCGTCAATAAGGTCAAATCTTCTTTCCCATGGAATAACCTTCATCTTGAAATATCTACTAATATCCTGCTGATTATCTTCGGTGGGAATCCTTCTCACAAGTACCTGCTTTATTCTAGTCTTACTTTGAATGAAGTCGCCTTGGTGTGCATTGATGTCTTCGGAATTTACACCAGTCAATGTCTCTGGATTCGGCTCCACTAAGTTAGATACAGAGAAGTGCTTTATTTGATTTGCCCGAAAAGTGGGAACATATCGCTGTAGGTCAATGACTGATGCCACAATCATGCGGTCGATATAGTCTTGAACGCCCTTACCTTTTCTTTGGCTATCAATCAAAAGGTAGGTACGAACTGCCTCGTTAAATTCTTCCCATGTCATGTTCTGCCTCCTGGTGTGAAATAAAATCCGATAATCATGGGCAATACCACAGAACAGCTAAATAAACTTATCGAACCCGTGGTAACGACCATAGGGGCTTGCTCAGCTGGAAAACTGATGAGCCCGAAAAGAAATTCTCTTTTTCCCTCTCCTGTAATGTTTGTAGTTGTAAGGAGTGGAACGCTTGGGTAGACGGTGGTGATACAAGTGACGAACGAGAAGGTAGACATCCCGATGAGAGCAAGCATACGGCGAGTAGCACGAGTAAAAGCACCACCGGGCCCACTATTGAGAGATTGTTGAAACTTAAGTGCTTGTTCATTTGCTCTGCATTCCCTTGCCATTTCCATTTCATACTTTTGCTGTCGTGAGTCCGTAATGGCACCGAACACACCCTTGAGTATGCTCCCCATTGCGGCAGAACCCCCTCCTGTCAAAAATAATGTTAGTAGTTCAAACATGACTGCATATAATTAGTAACATTACCCCTCTAATGCCTTCACTCTTGTTTCCAGGTCGCTAACCACCGTAATTAATTGATTAATGGTTCTGCGAAGGAGTTCAAAATTATTGTCCACATCATCATAGTCCAGCGGGTCGTCGCCAGTATATGTTCTGACTTTAATTTTCTGTGCTTGTGGAGAAATAGTTAGGTCTTCTCCATTAAGTGGGAGTGGGTTAATTGCTGTCATTTGTAGTCCTTGTAAATTTCTTGCGTTTTATTCGTTAAAAAATCTCCCCATTTCTGCTTTAAGTCACCAAGATGCATCACTCCCTCGAGTACCTCTCCAATATAATACCTCTCGTCACTTCTGCCAATTGCAATGTTGTTAAGATTTGATAGCTCTGATGACTTTATATTGTGACCAACTTCATTAACAGACATAACTCGATTGCCTTGTTGTGGGTCATATCCATAAAAGCATCCGTAAGTATGCGGGCTCCTTTCGCTCAACCGTTCAGGTCTGTGCATGGCACCTCTGTTTCTGTTTACCGTAAACTTACCAACTGCTTCAGTTGATGGTTCTACGGTTATACTCATTGTGTTGTTCCATATACCAATGCCTGGGCGTGGATAATCGCTCTTGCCGACAAAACTTATATAAAACTCGTCTGACACATGCTGACTTTGTGCTACAGATAGAAATTCAGCACCACTAAATACAGCCCTGTAGAATCCATCTTGCAGCTCGATTTTTGGTCGTAAAGCAGGGTCTGCTTGGACTGCATTCTCCTTGGTGTATCCGTGCTTTTCCTTTTGGTCATATATCTTCACTAGATATACATCTTCGGACATATCTGGTGTAGTACTAGGATAGTCAGCCTCCCCGTTCTTATCTTTAAATCTAAAATACTCGCCATCGTACAGATAGCGTAGTTTCCTATTTAAGGAAAAAGCAAATAGTGGGTTTATCAAATCAGCAGGAAGTTTGTCCCCCTGTGCGTCTGATAATACTCCTATTGAGCGACCAATCATACGAGGTCTCCATATCCGTACCAGTCGGTCCCATCGAAGTATATCGTGGCCGCCGAATATTGTTCGGATAGGACATTTCCTCGTGCTTTCAATGTGGCTGGTAGCGTAGTTGTTTTTCCGGGAAGTATGTTAGTAATAGTTACTACGAATCCCGTCTTTAGGTCGTTTGGTAAAGTGATGTTTAAATTTGCTCCCGCGGGTGAACAGTGAAGGACAGAACCTGTGTCGGTATCTACAAGTGTTTTGTCTGCAGTTGTAGCAATAATTGGAATGCGAGTCTTAGTTACTGCATTGTGTAAGACATTTGCAGTAATTTCATTTGCATCAATATTACTACACTCAATGTCTCCTTCGGTAGTAATGTCTCCGTCAGGGGACATGTCTACCCCGCCATCAACATTAATTGCCCCAGCAGTCAATACGCCATCAATTATTACATCCTCATAAAATCTTCCTTTATCTGCATACAAATCATAGTCGTGTATGGCTGAGGGAAGCCGGAGAGTATTGTATTCGGATATGCTTAAATCTAAATAAGGTCGCTGCCTGTCACTATTCAACTGTGTCTCCCAGTATTCAGAACTAGGGTACACAACGGGGGGACTAATGAAGTGTTCTTGATTTCCTTCTGCAAACCCTCCCTGTATCTCATACATGAAGGTGTCACCAGCAAGGACATGGACGGGGTATGCGGTTGGGTCGGGAGCAACAACATCAATCCCTGGATTAAAACTAATCCATTGCTTTGATTGGTCAAAATGGCCTGGATGTAGTTCGGTCATCTATAAAATCCTGTTAGCAGAATATTGTCCTTGTTGTCCATGTATGAGGCGGGCTCACTACCAAGATTGATTACTTCGTACTCGTTAATGTTTCTCTCACACGGGAAAGTAAATGAAGACCCCGAGGGTATAATCTCATGAGGCTCAGTATCTTTCTTGAGGTAAACAATGTCATCAATAACTGCAGATGTAGCCTCAATTCCTAAATAGTAGTCAAGGCCAGGTAATTTAACACCACCACCATTTCCAGTAGAATTTGTTGAGTCGAGACCTTGTGCGATAACTTGACGATTAATTCCATCAATAAGTTCTGCTGTAAATAATTCTTTACTAGGATGAACCTCCAGAGTGAGAATGTAAGTTTGGTCTTCCCTCCAAGATGCTGTACTCATGGATGGGGCAGATGTTCCTATCGTGCCATTTCTGTAAAAACATACTGTCGTCCCTGCCGTCCCTGAGCTAATCAATCCCACTCGCTCCAAGGAGTCAAACAAGCCAACCTTAATATCTCCATAGAGTGAATGGAAAGAAATTTGGATAACATACTCATCGCCCAAGTATGGGACTTTCTTGGCAACCCTACCTTCTAGTTCGGCTGAGTTTTTCCCCGCAATGTCTACACCCGACATTCTCTCGAGTGTTCCGTCAAGTATGTCCCACTTGTCAAAACCTTCCTCAAAGTCATCAATTATGAATGCTTTATGGCGTAATCTAGCTGCCGCTATTCTTCCTGTCAGATTGGATAACCTAACCTCTGTCGCAGGGCGACTTGGCAACCTGTGCCATGTGTCGTTAGTGCTGACTGCAAAAGTGTCGAATGGGCGATTTATTCTTTCGGGTCCAGCCGATACAATAACCTCTCTTGTGGCGGTAGATGTTATGCCCGAAACCTCGTCGGTTGCGGTATAGGTTACCGTGTATGTCCCGGACACATTTACATCCACTGGGTTACTTGATTGAACCAATACACCGCTACCTGTGTTAGTCTCAGCACTTGCACCCTCATCCAAATAGGGGGTGAACTTATCTACGGTTATAGATGGTTCACCATTAAGTGTAATGATTACTTCTGTCACGCTCATAGTTAATTCTTTCTATTTACCGCAATAAGCAAGTCATCGAGCTTCCGGTATATCTCAGTAATATTGTTATCAATTCTTTGAATATGCGAATATAGTTCCTTGTTTTCTTGACCCTGTGTAGCCATATCAACACGCAGTTGGTCCAGCTTGTTCGTGTTATCTTGAACCTTACCAAATATATACTTAGCAATCGCACCACCAAGTAGTGCGACTGCGCCAAGTAAAATATCTATAATTTCGGAACCACTCATCACTTACGCTTCCGGCCTCCCTTGTTTCGTCGAGGTTTAGCTTTTGGCTTCTCCTCTAAAGGATTATCAATCTCTACGACATCAACCTCTATAACATCCGGCTCAGATTGGGGCTCCACCTCTTCCTCCGCATAATGGGCATGCGGGTTTTTGGTTGGGTCCTGAGGCACTGTTCGGAGCTGCCTGAAGGAAACTCCCCCTTCGGTCAGTTTTTTTTTAAGGTTCTGGAATCGCCCCGTGGTGATTTCCACCACGGAGCTATCCTGAAGGAGTTTCTCAGCTACACCATCCGAGAACTCACCAAAACCTTGTCGTAATACCCCAACAGTTGTTACAGCAATCGGTACTCCGTAATCCTTGTTGGGGTCTTTGAAAAGTAAGTATTTCATACCCCAAGGAGGTTCTGGAGTTGATTAACTTAAATCAAGTTTATCGCCGCCAGAAACGTCAGAGTTAATCTGCAACTTAAAGTTCTCGATGATGAGGTGGCGTGAAGGCACATCCATCATGGTCGTCCAAGTTGTGGAACGTAAGCTGTACTCGGTCTCTTTGTGAGCCATACGGCAACGGTACTCCTTCTGAACCTCGGGATGAGGAGAAGTACGAGTTACTGCATTGGTTCCTGCGATACCAATCTTTACGTCAGACCAGTCGACAAACCACATCATACGAGCTGCACTCTGCCAGTCATCACCCTTGTCGGTAACTGCATCAGAGGAGCGTGCTCCACCAATGAGGTACTTATTTCCGGTTCCTACATTAGCGTAGTCATCAAAGAATGGGTCGTGGAATACTGCAAGCTGAACACCAACCTCAGGAATATCATACTTCGAGTAGTTGAAGAGGATGATTCCGTCATGAGTGATGGTTTGATTTAACTCAGCATTACGATGAATTTCCCAACCATAACGCTTTTTGTAGTAAGCATTCATGGCCTCATAAAACATGTTGTAAGTAAACCGGTCGGTCATCACATCGATAACAGATACGGAAGTTCCGTCCTGCTCACGATTGCGTTTTAAGAAGTACAAGTGTGAGAACAAGTCCTCAAGGTCAAGTGCTCCACCCTTGTTATCGAAAACACGAAGAGATTCGCGAAGCAACTGCTTGATACCAATGGCGTTACATTTGTACTCAAGTGTGCAACTTGGGTTCTCAGGGTCAGAGATAGCAGGGAGTTCCATGTAGGACTCAGGTTTTTGCTTCTCATTGAGAGCTTGGTTGAACCATACGGCACGTGTCCATTGGTCAGAAGATACTTGGGAGGCAATCTTGTTTTGCTCTGCCAAGGGTTGATAAACCATGGAGTTAAGGTAAGGATTAACCTTGCCAGCCATAATCTTCTGTAAAGTTTCCTTGTAAGTTTGGTCAACCGTACGAGACTCACGAGTGGTTTGCAACCAGTTGACGATAAGCTTTACGCTCAAGTCGGTTGGTTGATTTCTGCACCATTCTTCAAAGTCATTAACATTGTTAGCAATGGTTTGAAGAGTACCATAAGTTGGTTTGTACTGGCCGGAGAAAGCTTCATCATCAAAGTCAGACTGAGAACCATAACTTGATTTAACCTGTGCACCGGTAGGACGAAGAGTAACAGCAGCTTTAGAAATGATTCCAGTATTACCTGAATCAGCAGCGTCTGCATTCTTGGCACCAACAATTTTAAATTGTACTTCAATAGAGGCTTTGGAGGATTCATCCCACCAATTAGCAACTACATATCCACCAGGAAGGAAGTAACGCTCAATCTTTTCGATTGGAGAAGCCCAGTCAGAACCACCAAGGTTTACAGTAACTACGAAGTCAGAACCATCAAAGCTATATCCGGAAGCTTGTCCACCTGCTAAGTAGTTGGCTGGAATGTCTGCTGCATCTTCACCTGCTTCAATCGTGAAGTAGTTAGCATTGATAACATGGCGTTGTCTGCGCTGAATGTAAGGAAGAATAATGGACTGCTCAGCAACATTAACCTTATTAAGAAGAGGTTTGATGTTTTGAACGGAACTATTAAGCAAAGTCGTAAGACCTCTCTCTTGAACTCCAAGCATCTTGGCTTCTGCAGAGCTTGCTATCACGCGAGCCAAATCTACCTCCTTATTGGAAAGTCCTTCGAACTCGGCAGGGGTTAAACCTTTAATAGAAGCATTAGTAAGCGTGCATCCGGTTGATGTATCAACCTTAACGATGCGTGCGACATTGTTGTCTACGCCTTTATAAAGTGTGCTGTCCCCGCTTTTAGCCGGAGTCGGAAGAGATGAGTTTGTTGCCATAGTATGTTATTCGTTTATGTGTTACTGATTTAAAGTAGTAACACTAGAATAACATTTTTTATGGCTAATCTATAAAACCATGAAACTTTTTAGGTTTTTTGGGAAATTTCAGTATTTTGCATCTTGTAGACCGATTACTTAAAATCGGTTTCTACATTCCTAAAATAGACAAAGGGGAGTGCCCTTGCTGACCAGTGCTTCCTGTCGTAACCTGTTGACCACCACGAGGCGTAGGACTTACTTTGGGTGCTGATGGTTGCTGTTTTACTGGAGCTGGCCTAGGTGCTGGAGATGGAGTGCCACTTCTTGTGTATCCAGCTTCGGCCAGCATTTTGTCTTGGTATTTAAGAGTTTCCTCGAGCCTTTGTTTGGCTCTGTACACCAACAAGCTCATCAAATCATCATCACTCCATGTGAAGTACTGTGTTCTCTGGTCTTCCGGGGCAGCCCAATATCTTTCACGGCGCATAAATGTCTTACCTTCTTTGACTGTGTCACCAGTATTTATGTAGTGGTCCTGCTCTTGCTGTACCCAATCAAGGAGTTCTTTATGTAATTGATTGGTCTCGTCATATGGAGTTATGCCAGCCGTAATCTCCTGGAATGCATCAGCAAACCGCAATAGGTTGGTAGTTATGTCATCCATGACCTTATACCTAATTGGGTTCTGTTTCTGTAATGCTTGTGCACCATCTTTTGCCAGAACCTCTTGAGCGTCTTCGGGGAGTATCTTATGAAAGTGCTGCCGGTACTCAGCCTTCTTTTTTTCTACCTCTGGCTTCTTTTGAGCTATCTCTTGCTCGCGCCTCAGTCTCTCCACCTCTGGTCTTACTTTTGCTTCAGCTGCTTCTTCAGCCTGCTTAGTAATCATAGCTCTCTCAATTTTCTTTGCATCAACCTGAGAAAACTGAGGTCTGTTCTTTTCTACGAACTCCTTATATTCAAAGTCGTCAGTCAAGTCAGCATACGGGTCATCCTTAAGCCTTTTCTCAACATAACTCTTCGACTTCTTAAAATAATCAAGAAATTGTTTATCTAAGTCTTTATGCCCTTCTATATTGTCGGACGCAAACCTAGCCATGTCATAATATTCACGTTCTTCCGGAATTAGTTCCTTGAGTATCTTATCCTCTTCGGTTTCTTCCGCAAAGGCGACCTTCCTCTCCGCTGGCCCCTCTTCCTTTTTAATCTCAGGGTCAACAACCTGCTTGACCTTTTTTGATTTCTTCTTGGGTCTTGCTGCTTCGGGTGGTTCTCCGCTCTCTTCTTTTACCGCTTCCGGCTCTGGTTCCTCTTCGGGTCCAGCTTCCTCTTCGCCACGCTCTAAATCATAGAGTGCTTCGCTTAACGAACTTGGTGCCTCCACAGGCTCTTCTTGTGCTTGCTCGTCTTCAGCTTCTACTGTTTCAAACAGAGATGTGAATAGTGGGTTTTCGGGTGGAGTTTCTTCCGCAGTTTCAGCTTGTGGTTCAGCTTGGGATTCTTCTACTTCAGGAGTGTTTTCTTCGCTCATAATTTAGGTTGAATATCAGGACTATCTTTTGGTTTCTGTTCAGGTTGTTGTGGGGTGGGTTGAGTTGCCATTTGCTGTTGCATGCCAGACATACCTTGAACCACCTCGGACAACTTTTGAAGGGTTTGTACAACTTGAGGGAACTGCTCTTTCATCTGCGCAAAGAATTGTTCATCCTCAATAGTTTTTTGCTGCTCTGCACTTTCATCGTACTCGTCGGTTTCGAGCTTTAAATCATGTGCCCCGCTCATTCTAAATACCTCGTTAAACATAGAGAACACTCTCTCTTTTCCTAATGCCTGGGCGACTCCCTCAATCTGCATAATATTAGAAAGCAATTGGCCAAGCACTTGAGCAGACTGAGTATCCCTAGAACGCTCTGCTCCATCACGAGAAGAAAATAAATACTCGTGAATCAATTGGTCGGGTTTTCCTATAATATTTCGACTAACAGGGCCAGGCTCCACATCATACTCATCAGAAAACCCAGCTTCTTTAATCGTACTTAAGGTGTACCTATTCTTGATTGGCACAATAAAATCTGATTCACTGCAACTAATCAAATGCTCGTACAGCAACTTCTTGGCGGCCGAACGCATATCGTCGATTCCCTCAGATATGAAGCTGTACACAGAGTTTGTGGAATTTGCAATTTCTGCAACTTCGGTAGCTGAGATTTCTCTGGGCGCCGCCTGACCCAACTCTTGCGGAGATAGAATCAGGAGGCGCTCTACGAGATTAAGCAACTGGAGGATTGCTTGTATCGACTGATTTACACCAGCGGACATTTCTTTCTGTGCATCTACAATTGTTATGAAGTCTTTATTGTTGATGCCCAAGTCGGATGCTTTTTGACCCGAATAAAACAAAGCTTTTGGCTTAGCATAGAAACTATCCTCAGATAACGCGTCCCGTATGTATTCTTTTACATCATCATCGAGTGCGTCCTGGTCTATGCAAAATATCTTCATCATGCTGACCTTCATGTCGTGTAGCATTTTAGACATGATATTATTAAGTTGGTCTTGGAATGGCATGATTTCGTGAGCTACAGATATATTAGCTAGCCGGTCATCATTCTCATTAATGCCTCCATAGAGCGCAGGAAGGGATGGCATAAACTCAGCATGCAATACTGTTTGGTCACTAGCTACTGTAAACTTCACCCATACTTCATGCGGATAATCCCCCAGACCCTCTTCTAGGGGATTAACACGCATATATATATTACTCACAAACATCCCCTTGTCGTCATCCTCGGAGCTGTAAATTCCTGTGTTTGCTGTCCTCTCGTTTTGGAATGCGAACTGGTCTTTAACTGACGGGAATCGCATTGTATCTGTCGAGAAGTAATAATTAAAAAAGTCTGCGTATGTATCGTATATCGTAGAAAGACTATTGGTATAACTTATCTCATCTATGTTCCAACTGCTCGCATTTTCCTTTATATCCCCGTATCTAATAATATCCCAATACCCAATCCATTCAGGACCAGAGTCATTGTTCACATCATGAAGTGGCTTTGATGTATCCCATATCATGCGAGTTGGGTGAGGGGTGAAAAACTGAACTCCTTCCTTCTCAACAAAACTCTTTAATTCTTTTTCTCCAGTTAAGTCGTTTACATCATGCCTCCATTGAACTTTTCTAGTCCAAGCCTCAGATGGAAATGTAACAGAGTGCCCATACATGAACATCTGCCGAATAATTTGCTCCCACATATGGCGATAACCAAACTGGTCGGTCATCATCTCTACACGCTGAGACAAAACATCAGCCCTACATTTATCGGGTATACTTGTGCTTCTTGCTTCAAATTTAAAGTATGGAAACAAATTACTAAATCTACTTACCTGAGCAGCAACCCGCCGAGTAACATATGAACGAATGAGGTTTACGCTCACCTCATAAAGTCTAAGGGTATCTATCTTTTTAAGATTTCCCTCCTCATCGTAATCGCAAAACTGGTCTGATGTACCTATGCCCTCGAGGTTGTCTTCGCATTGCTCGATTGAGATTTTTCCCTGGGCATACTGAAGGAGAGGAATGGTCGATTTATTGATAGGCAATGAGTCCCAAGCTACATCTACTGACATATATAACTTAGCGTTTTTTGCACTAAATTGTATGCCTTCAAGTATTCTAGACTGTATGATGTCCTCGAACCGGTCTCGTATCTCTTTGTCTTTGCCCTTTTTGGCAGTGAAGACTTCCCTTAGTCGAGCCTGCGTGCATCCATTCTCCTCAAGTATTTTTTTGCTTACCATTGAAATCGAAAAGGTTTGAAACCACATCCTTTGTGTATCCCGACATAAAGTGGCTTTCCATTATTGTTAAAAGTATACATATCGGGCCAGATAGGGGTTTGGTGCTCTTGACGTGGTCTACCCACCATCCATGTTTTACCCCAAGCAAGCTTCCCAATTCCGGTATTGTAATTCGTAAAAAAGCGCATAGCCGATTTATCCTTTCGGATGTCCACCTCTTCCTGATGTCAAGATTCGCATAGTGTGCGTCTATTATCGTTGAAGCGACAGTGGCTTGCTTCTCGTTAATATGATTCAGACGAGGAGGAGCTTTCCTCTTCCTCACTCTCTTCTTCGTCACCTTCGTCATCTTCGTCATCTTCGCTTTCCGATTCCTTAAGGGTGATTGAGTAAACCTCGTCCAATGGAGCAGATAATCTATTTTCAGAAAGCTCACTTACTTTATAGCAAGCGCTAACCTTAATCATGTCACCTGGTGTAATACCGTCAAAATCCTCAAGGAGTTCTTGGTTATTTTTCAAATCTATTGTTAATATGCTTTCCATGTTACTGATTTTAATTAGTAACAAACAAAAAATCAAGTGCCAATATCCATTATTTCTGCTGTAGCGGGCTGACTAAACCTTGTGCTTATAGCATCATGATACAGTAGAACATAACTCAGAGCGTCAAATGCGTGGACATATGCACTTCTTTTCGGTTTGTATGCTAGGTTTGGGTCGTAGGTTTTTCCCTGCCTCTCAGAGATTAGATTGCGAAACATTTTTTTTACCTCAGGGCATTGAGTGGAAAGTAATAAACCGTCGTCTTGTAGCTTGGCGATTGTTATACGAACCCTTGACTCTACACTTCCGTTAAACTTAGGACAGGCTCTCATCCTGATTGGCTCCATCTTGAATGTGTCTGCTTTGTCCCTTGATATTGCCTCGATGTCTTTCACATCGTAACTACCGGTCTTTGCTCGGAACTGATTAAAGGCAGAGTTATCTGAGATATGGACATACTTAAACTCGTGCCCCATCTTCCTGTTCCAGTATGCCATTTTTCTCATCACTAATGGGACTAGGGTTGTGTAGGGGAGCTTCTGGTTTATCGTTACAAATTCATCAAATACAATCCATGGAGAGTTCTCTGCTCCCACAATGTTCTGCATGAAGATAATCGCATTATTTACGGAACCAGGGTCCCATCCACATATTATTGGATATTTTGTAGATGGTATTAGTCCTTTCTTTGCGTCTCCCTTTAAGTGTAGTGCATCATTGAAGTAGGGGGCGAATATTGCATTTCCCGCAGGGCGGTCAACCCATTCTCCTCTGACCATTCTAGCTTCTTCAATCGGGTCGGTCTTAACCGCCTCCATAATACGGTCGTAGTATCCATCGGGGAGGTTTTTTAAGTTCTCTTCGATTTTTACATGGTAGACCGAATAATCTTCATTCCAGTTCCCATCTTCGTCATACGGCTCAACGAAGAATCTTTTGTACACCCAATGCTCGGGACCATCAGGGTTGCACGCTGCCAAATATTGTTGCGGGCCATGAATGCCCTGTCGTCGTCCTAACTGCTGAACAACCGCATTAAAATAATCATCGGTATCCAAGTTGGTAAGCTCATCCACAAATACTAAGCTAGGCTCAAAACCTTTTATCCTATCTTTAATAAAAGAACCATAAGGTACGGATATAAGAACGACCCGTGAGTAACCACCGAATCTATTCTTAATATCCATATACAGATTTTTCTGAGTGTCTTGCCTCTCATCTGTATGCTCGAGGTCAATGCCCTCAACCCATTCCGGCAGAATCTCGACTTGTAGCTTATGCCAGACACCTCCCATGGTTGCCTGTGACCTAACACCAACAATAATTAAGGCGAGTGCATTAAAGTTTTCATAGCAGTGACGAACAAGTTTATGGCCACCGAGTGAAAAAGTTTTTCCGGAACCCCGTTCACCATATGCCAGTATATAATTTGAACCATCATCAAATATCTTCCTTTGAGTAACAGAGAGGCTAGGCATCCAAGGCTCAGCGTTCTTAACCTCTTCACTTGACTCATCATTAGCAAATTGCTCAATCAGTGCCTTCTGATTTATCTTCTTCAAGTTTCTTTAATTCCTTTAATGGCATAAAGCCGGGTTTCTTCTTCTTTTTCTTTTCGCTCTTTTCTGTAAGCTTAAGCATCGAATCGAGACCTTTTAGCATTCTATCGAAAAACTTACCTTGCTGCTCGCACGCCTGAAGAAACACCCTGGTCTTAAGTATCCTTTCCTCAGTATCCATAGTTGGGTCACCAAGGTCATCCTTCATCGACTCGGTAATTTCAAAGAGAGTCATGTTTTGACGAATGTTTACCTTTTGAGTAATACGAAGAGCCTCCGCCATGAGCAACCCTACTGAATCATCAAACTCCTCAAATATTTTTAACTTCTCTACATTGTTAGGATTAGAAAGCAATGACTCCAAATCCTTATTGAAAACAGACCTTGAGTTCTTATCGAGCGCTTCCATCAACTTTCCATCCGGTGGAGCAATCGGCTCAATAGGTTGCCTGACCATAAGTTCGGTGTCATCAGGTATTGGGTCTTCTACTCCATTCTTCACCCATACAGCCCTGAGTTGTGGCTCCCTGTACACTCGCTCACGAATGTGCCTAGCGTTTACGCCAAAATGTTCAGCAGTCTTAGAGTAGTTACCATCGAACTCTTTTAAAGCTCGAGCCAAGTCCTCTAGTTTAATTGTTGGTGTTCGCGGCACTTAATATAGCAATTAGAGGTTTAAATGTAGTACTCCAATAGGGACTGACCTTTAAGTAAGTGTATGAAGGACTCGTACGAACGTATGCCATTGCACGATTCCTGTCATAGCAATTAAATGGGTCGAATCCACACCCTATGCAGAATCTCTCTGCATCTCCAATAGGTATAGTTGACCATTGAGTCTGCTTACTAATGTGCCTAACCTTGTCCAAAGGTAGGCTTGCGCTAATTGCAATCTCCTCGTCGCTTACTGCACGTACATGCTTAGTCGCTATCGGTCTTCTTGCGAGTAACCTTACTAATACTGGGGGGAACTTTTCCAGTGTCCTCCACGGATTTCTTTTGCCATTTTCTGATTTCATTGCGGATTGGTTTCATGTCGCCCCACCCAGGCGTTGCATGCCCAAGTGCGACTGGTTGGTATGTTCCAGCTCTGTGTCCGCAGATTATCCAGTTGTCAAAGTACTCCTCCAATATAGGCCGAATGCGCTCGTATACGTCATGTGCCTCTACTTCATCTCTTGATGCCATTTTTTAATCTTAAAAACCAAATTACTTAAAATCAATTAAGAGTTATTCAGAATTGCCAAATGTCCGACACGTGTCAGACAAATCCCTCGCGTACGCGCGCGTGTCATACCGTATCTCTAAAGAGATACTATAATATATGTGTACGTCAGACATGAATGTCCGACCTACACTTGATAGAAAAATATTTTTCAGCCTCGGTTTTTGGGATTCTTGGATTTTTGTAATATTTCTTGAAGGTGTCATAATTTGCGTGACCCATAGAGTGCATTGTCCACTCAAGTCCTTTTAGCCAATACCCATAAGTCCCAAAACTATGCCTTGCTCCATCGGCAGGGTATTTGAATCCAAGCTTCTCGGCACATCTCCTGCGATTTAGTCTAAGAGCATTCCAAGAGGACAGTATATGCCCCTTTCCGTTCTTTGGTATCCAAGACCATATATTCTCAGGCAAACCTTCGATAAGACGCTTTGGTGTCTTAGAGGCAGGGACATCTATCCATTTGCCGTGGGTGATGTGTTCGTATTTCAATTTCTCCATCTCACCTTGTGGTCTAAGACCAGCAAATAGCATTATTGCCATGGGTGTTCTATATTTTGGATTTAATTCTGCAAGTAAGGCCTTTGTCTGCTCAACCGTAAGAACCCCTATTTCTCTATCCTTCGGCTTGACCCGTATAGTTTTGATTTTCCATTCCTTCTTTTTGCAGTAGCCCACAGAACCACACCAATTAAGAAATATCACAAACGCATTTTTGTAAGTGAATTTACTGCTTTGCGTAGTCCATGATGCTTGCTGAGAAACCTTCCTTGTTAAAAAAGATTCATCTAAGTCATCTATCTTCTCATCACCAAGCTCCCACTTTAATAACCAGGACAATCTATTCTCTAACTGCTGAAGCTTACCATCCGGATACCTCTCAGCATAATCCTTGAGGTAAAGTTCAATGCCTTGCTTGACCAATGTGTCAGCTCCATTTGGTTCTTCGCAGAAAGAAAGTATCCATTCGTTGACGTCAAAACGCTTTGCCATCTTGTAATCCTTAAAAAATTTCCGTCTGCGTTTTCCTTTGTAATTTATCTCTACACACCAACAGGCAGGGCGGTTGTTTTTCTTTCTGTTTTTATCTAAGTAAATTCTCATGGTGACAAATTTGGTGACAAATGAACCCCCATTTTGGTGTCACCACGGGGAAAAATGTAGAAAAATTATCAACAGGGAGTCAAGCTCGTATCCTTTTTAATTAGTGGGATTCCTGCTATTTTACTAGGATTTATCAGAACGATGACCCCCTCATTACGAATGATTAAGTAACCCCTTTATTTATAAGGGATACAGAGTTTTGGTGACAACTTGGTGACAAGCTAGTTCCTTTTATTTGCTCTAACTATCGCATGGTTTACCCAATCCTGCATTCCTTCATCCCAATGCAGTCCGTAGAACTCCTCGAGGTGAACAAATGCTCTTTGCCTTCGGTGGGAGTTCCAATTTGCTGCATCATATACTTGTTTGTCGTACCCTTCATTACCCGTAAGGAGCAACTGCTCAATACTAGATTCGTGACTGAGTAGCCAATGAGTTGTAAATAAAGCCATCCCAACAGCCAATACGCAAAGGGTTAGTGCAGTTATCGCTAAGACCTTTATGGTCTTAGTCATTGCAATAACTTTCTGCGTAAGGTCATGAATATCCGAGAGCTTTTCTCCATTAAAGGTTACACTCTCTATGGGATGTTCGAAATTAACATCGTGAGATTCGCTTTGGGTTAATACTTGAATTTTACAATCATTCACGGGATATGGGGGGGCCTTTCTATAGCTTTGTATTCTGTTTATTTATTTGTTTTAGGCTAAATCTAGCAACTTCTAGTCGATGGGTTAATGCAGGCACTTTTGCCTTAGCCAACTGCACCCAATCTTGGATGCAATGGGTAACCATTTGATTTGTAGTAACCTCTAGTTTATCCCGAACATCCACCATTTCATCAAATACTTCTTTAGGGATGCGGGCGCTTACGGATACATATTCTTTTTTCATAGGCAAGTTTCTGTGTTACCTGCAATTTCAATAATTAATTAATATTTAGTCAAGCATTTTTTTTCTACGTTTTTCCCGCGTTTTATATATCTCTGCATAAGTTAATAAAGTTTGCTTTTATTTGCATTTGTTTTTGCTAACCTAAAATGCAGATGGGAAAAAATTTAAAAGTAAGGGCAATGTTGCTGAGGAAGGGAGAGGTCGTAAAGCTCCTAGGATACTCCTCAAGTAGCGGGTATCGGTACGTCGATTACCTAGTTGAAAACGACATTTTACGGCAGAAGTTTCTGCCCGGAATTTCTAAACCAAGGTTCCTTCGCGAAGATGTGGAGGAATTACTTTCAGACACTAAACATGAAGGCGTTCCTGCCTTCGAGCCTCTGGAGGGGCAATTATAATGGAACTAAAAACAACAAATATTAAAGGGAAAGAATATGTACAAGTTAATGAAAGGGTTCGAGCTTTTCGGACTCATCCTGATTTCGCAAATATGTCGATTGAAACGAGTATCGTCGACATATCTGAAAATCGTGTCGTCATGGTGGCTAAGGTTCTTGATTCGGAAGGTCTTATTCGCTCAACAGGTCATGCCGAAGAAACTCAGACGAATCACGGAGTTAATTCAACTTCCTTTATTGAGAATTGTGAAACGTCGGCTGTCGGCAGATGTCTCGGATTCCTCGGCATTGGAGTTGATTCGTCAATTGCAACAAGCGAAGAAGTCTCGCAAGCAATCGCACGACAGGACTCTAAAGGCAATTCGGGACCACTAAGAGACCTTTACAAAAAAGCATCCTCCGAGGTTGAGGCAGGCAATGTAGAAAAAGTAAAAGCCAATGTAGTGAATAAGGGGAGCGAAAACCTTCTTAATTGGAAAGAAGTCACCTGCCCTGTCGGTAAGCACAAGGGCAAACTAATGGGGGAGATTTTTAAGAATGACCCCGACTATTTGGCATGGATGGCAAAGAACATGGAGGCAAAGACTCCTGAGTTCAAGATGGCACTAGACGAGGCGGCGAAAGCACTTAACGGAAACGGCAAGCAAGGATTCAAGAAAGCGGGTTGATGGACGAGCGTGATGGGAAAATGTCGGCTTCCAAAGTCGAAGCAGTTGTACTCTGTCCTGCCTACCTTCAAGCGAATAAAAAGTTTGAATGGTTAGGCGACAGGTCGGCTGCCGATGAAGGGACTGCACGGCATCTTAATGAAGAAGAGCAAACTCCTATTGATGAAATCGGAGACGAGGACAGAAGGAAGTGTGCTATTCAATCTCGCAAGGCTTTGCAATGGTGTCGGGAAACACTTGAGATTGATGGAAAAATCGAAAGAGAGGCGCGGTTGTGGTGGGATGAGGATTGGTCAGGGCAATTAGACTACATGGAACTAGAAGGTAATCGTGCATTTATCGCCGATTACAAAATGCTTCGTGGAGACCATGAACCCGCAGACAAGAATGTTCAGTTGCAAGCCCAAGGAGCATTGGTGGTAAAGAACTACCCTGAAATAGAGGAAGTATTCTTAGCACTCATTGAGCCATTCAATGACCCGACATATACCACAGTCTGCTATTCCAAAGACTTTCTTTTAGCTAAGGGAGCTCTTTTTACTAACGCATCTAGATATGCACTAGAACCAAACCCTCCGGCAGTCGCAGGAAAAAAGCAATGCAAGTGGTGCTCTGCACAACCTTTCTGCCCTGCCCTAAGGGAACTACTAACGATGGGATTAATGAAATATGAATTGGCTTGAAGAACCAAAAGACCTCGCTGAGGCAATGGAGATGGTTCCCTTAATGGAAGCATTTGTGAAGGCAGTCAAATCTGCCGTAAAAGATAAGCTTAATAATGATTTAGAGATTCCTGGTTTCAAGCTACGCAATAGTGGGAACATGACTTCCTACGAAGCCAAGAAAGTAGCGGAGCAACTAATGGACTCTAATCTCATTAAGTGGGAAGACTTGTTGGAATCAATGAAGTTTTCGATTGAAGGACTTGTGCCCGTTTGGGCAGAGAAGACAGAGCAGTCAATTGCAGAGGCTCGCAAGGATTTGAAATCAAGATTGAGCGAGGTTGCCATAAGCAAGCCAAAGGCATCCTCAATAACTAGAATTAAGTGAATGCAACGAGGCGAGAAGATAACCCTGAGGGTAAAGAAGAAAACCCCTTCCTTGAACACCATGCTGAGATTAAATCGATGGGAATTGTTGGCGGAGAAATCGGACATGAATCGGGCGGTAATGCTCGCCATAGAGTCCGCGTTGTTAGCCGTAGGGTTAGGCTCTGTGACCCAGATAACCTCGTTGGGGGGGTCAAGCATCTCCTCGATGCGCTCAGGATTGCGGAAGTTATTCCTGAAGACAACCCTGAGGCAATCAGGCTCGAAGTCTCCCAAGAGAAAGTCCGTTCGTACTCGAAAGAAGAAACGTGGGTGGAGGTAACAGTATTATGAATGATTTATACAAAGATACGGGATTTATATTATTATGTTTATTGGTCGTGATGCTTTTTGCATGGGCACTCGGAGGATGTGCAAGCTCAATGAAATGTGGCAGTTGCCCGTCCGAAGGGCATGGTGCGTGCCCCTTTAACCCTACTAACTGCTGTAACGGACATAAGCATGATTGATAAAGACGCTAGATTATCAATTCGCCTAACGGCAGAAGCTAAGCAGAACTTGGATACCTATTGCCGATTCACAGGACAAAAGCCTGCTGAAGTGGTACGGGCAGGAATAGCCCAAATTATGGCACCATATTTCGGTCAGATTATGTCTGCCCCAAGAGAACCAATTGTACAGGAAGTTGTTCAACCAACCACCAATCGCTTGGAGATAGATGACTCCGAAAGAGTTGCATATACCCAAGTATTCATTGGTGCAGTACAGAATTGTAAGTTCCCGCCTAGAATCGCCAAGGCAATCAAGGAGAATTGGGAAGCAATTCAAGAATCGCAAATCCCTGCCGAAATACTTGCTGAAGCGTATGGGGATTATTGCAAAGCAGAGAAATCTGCAGGCAGGGAGTTCTGCCACCCCAACTCATGGATAACGAACCATGGTTGGTTAAACGAAAACTATGACGAGGGAACTGGAGGTCCCATTTATGATACGGATAGATAACAACAGAGCACTAGAAATATTTGGAGCAGAAGTGGAAGAAGATACAGACGCAGAAAGAGGATTCCTTTCGGTCACAAAGTGGCCTGAGGATATTGAAACGTTCAGCTTAGACATTTGGAACTACGCTTTAGAACAAGGAATCAACGAGGAACATTTTACTAATAAGGCTAACAAGGAATGGTACATAGCTTCCAAGCAAGCAGATGCAGATGATGAGTTTGGAATGTTTGGAGCATACAAGCGAATCGTTGGTGGCAGGGAAGCTTGGGACTATGAGCATCCCGACTGGAATGACCGAGTGTTAGATGCTTGTGAGACAAGCATGAGGGGAAGGGAATTTGTAGACCGATTGGTAAAGGCAAAGAAATTTCGGGAACTGAACAAACTAACGAAACAAATCCAAGACGGATTGATGGATGCAAATGGTGCGACTGACCCTAAAGACATTTGTGTCATGATTGATAACAAAATCAATCAACTCATGGACTTGAGGGAGCGCACCATGCGTTCGGCACAGGAACTCACCGAATACACCGCCCTGCGAATTGAGGAAGAAAGAAAGCAAGGAGGGGCATCCATTGTAACACATTTGCCTTGGCTAAATGGAGTGCTGGATGGTGGGTTTCGTGCCGGACAATTGGTAATTGTGGCAGCCCGTCCATCGGTGGGGAAAACAACCCTAGCAATGAACTTTGCATATCATGCAGGAAAAAAGGGTAAAACAACCGCCATCTTTTCACTTGAGATGTCTGCTGACCAATTATGGAAAAAAATCGCAGCCATAGATTCAGGAGTAGACTTATCTAAGTTTGCATCAGGATTTGACACTGAGGCAGACAGGGAGCTTCTAAAGAGTGGACTAAGCAATATAGCTAAGTTGCCAATCTATGTAGATGATGACTCCTCCCAAAGCATCGCAAGAGTTAGGTCAGCATGTAAGATAATAAAGCGTAGAGGTTCCCTCGATGCAGTAGTAGTTGATTATGTTGGATTGCTAACTCCTGATGACAAAGGGATGCCAAGAGAGCAACAGGTAGCTCACATATCTCGTACATGTAAGATAATCGCCAAAGAATTAGAATGCGTAGTCTTTCTCGTCTGTCAGTTGAATCGTGAATCTGAGAAGTCCAAGACAGAACCAGGAATGCACAACCTTCGTGAATCGGGTGCGATTGAGCAGGATGCAGATTCTGTAATTCTACTTCATAGAGAAATACTAGGAGATGACCCTGAGAAATGTGCAGTCATTGTAGCGAAGAATAGATTCGGACGCTCAGGACACTCTAGGGACAAGATAAAATTTGACCGCAAGACTCAGCGATTTGTTGAGCAGGTTAAACCAAGGCTCAATGGGGGTGATGCGAAACCTGCATCACAATCCGACTTCATTGAGAAAACTCAAAACAGGATATAACGATATGCTAGGAACAGCCGAAGTAACCATCCTCGGACGAGTAGTCGCTGACCCAGAGGCAACCAATACCTCAGGTGGACAAGTGATGAAACTCCGAGTTGCAGTAAATGAACGCCGGAAGAACGGGGAGCACGCGTCCTTCTATAATGTGGATGTTTGGAATGAGAAAAACCAAGCAGCACTATCCAAGGTAAAAAAGGGAGAACCCTTGCTTATCTTCGCATCCATGAGTACTGAGCAGTACGAAGGGAAGAGCGGAGACAAAATTACCGCCACTCGCTTAAGAATGGAGAAATTCCGTTTTGTGGGTGGTTCTAAGGAGTCAAGCGAGGAAGACCCCTACTGATGCCAAGGACCCCTGAAAAGTCGAATTTCGACCTCGACCTCGAATTTGGTGGCGAACTGGAAGCTCAGTTATGTCGCATCTTCGAGGGAGAGGGGTCCGTGGAAGTTAAAGCGGATAGGATGTGGAGCAAGAAAGGAAACCTTGTATTTGAATATATGAGAGCAGACTACAACTCGCCCGATGGATTTGTCAGGACAGGTCTGCTTACGACTAAAGCAAATTGGTGGTGCAATGTTCTGACTAAAGAATGTGTGGTAAGCGACCCTGATGAGCCAGCAAGAACAAAGTGGCGAACACAGGGGATGAGGATTTGGCCAGTTGAGCAACTTAGGCACATGCTTCAACATTTACTCGCTCAAGGCAGAGCATGGGTTGTTGGTGGAGGAGATGGCGGCAGGACGCGAATGATATGCGTACCACTCGATTGCTTGTGCGAAACAAAGTTATTCGACTACGAGGTTGATAGGATAATTGCTAAAAGACGAAGAGCATTCATGGAAGATTCTTACTCAGCAAGAGACGAAATCGAAATACATAACATTTTAAAAAATGAGTTCTAAACGAATAGTAGGATTGGCAGGTCCCAAGGGTGTGGGTAAATCAACTTTTGCCAATCAATTGGTCTTTGAATACTACCAAGAGGGATTAGATTCAATCGTGCGGGTAATGAGTTTTGCTACCCCACTCAAAGAGATGCTCGGATGCATCGTTCACGAAGACTATATCAAGCATGATAAGGAAAGAATAATCCCTCACTTGGGTGTGTCCGCAAGGCACTGCCTCCAGACATTGGGTACGGAGTGGGGAAGAAATACTATTTCCAATGATATATGGGTAAACTTAGCTAGGCATAGGATAGAAGAATCAGATTCTCAGATTTTCATCATTGATGATGTAAGGTTCGATAATGAAGCAAAAATGATTTTAGACCTAGGCGGTGAGGTGTGGAACCTTTCTCGGGATGGTATTGGCGGTCAGGATGGTCACATATCAGAAGCAGGCATAAGCAAAGAACTAATTACCAAGGAGGTAAACTTGAATGAAAAGGCGGCAACCATTGAAGAGGAAGACTCCCTTGCGAAGGGTGAGTCAAAAAAGAGCAAAGGAGGCAAAGGAATACATGAAGCTAAGAAAGGAGTTCCTTGAGGAGTTTCCAATCTGTGAAGTGTGTACCAAAAAGCGAGCATCCGATGTCCACCATAAGGACAAGAGAGGAAAGAATTATTTAGAGGTGGATACCTGGTTAAGTGTGTGCCGGGAATGCCATCAGCAAATCCACGAAAACCCATCATGGGCGAGAGCAAACAATTATTTAGTATGAAACTAGAACAAAATGTAAAGCAGTGGCACATCGACCGAAACCTAATAGATGGTTCGGATGATAAGTCACAAGTAATGAAATTAATCCAAGAGCTGGGCGAGCTATCTGACTCAGTGTGTAAGGGTAAGTCTATAAAGGACGATATAGGAGACTTGTTAGTTGTGATGATTAATATATGCGTCCGCAACGGTGTAACCCTAGATGACTGTCTCGCTCACTCGTGGGAAGAGATTAAAGACCGCAAAGGTGTAATGAGGGACGGAGTTTTTATTAAGGAGCAAGATTTATGACGGAAGATAACGTACAGGAACCAATCAAGGATAACGCACTAGCGGATGAAATACTCCGTACAGTATTAAATTACGGAGATAAGGGGGAAAAGGTTAAGCTGAGTGATGCTCTTGGGGCAATGGTATTTGCTGGTCTTGAGATTTACTTTGCATCCCGTTTCGCCTCTCAAACTCCCGAGCAGCCCGAAGGTGGCGACAACTCCGAAAAGGAGTCTTCCCAGCCTTCAGCTTAGGACCCAAATTAAAGTGCCAATACTCGCAGGAGCATTCTCCGAATCCGGAGAACTCCTCGAGGTCGGCCAAATGAATATTGTCAGAGTTACTCATACTCGTCACTAAATAGCGACGAGCTTCTAAGTGCTCGACATTCAAGAACTTACCTAGCCTTATCGAGGATAGCTTTTAGCTTAATAAGCTTCTCAAGCAAATCTTCTTTCTCTTTCGTGATTCTTTTCTCACGATTAAGAACATACTCATAGTCTGCCTTGAGTATGGATTCTTGTGCTTTTATATCCGCGATTCGGTTATCTTTTTCTATATTTTCCATCCTACAAAATCTTGGTCAAATCTCTTAACACCCCAGCACATATTATCTTTTACCATGGCGAGGTAAGGAGTGTAGCATCCACATCCTAAGTCTGGTCTTTCCGGCGGGCGGCAAACCTTTCGCCCCACATCATACAGTGGGCATTCTATACAAGCTCTCATGCGGTGCCGCCAAATTGCTCGAGATGCCCTACCATTAAAGAGCAAGCGTAAGCTTGCTCGAATTATTTTCAACCAGTCTGTAATTCTAATATTTTTCCCAAAAGCAATGCCCACCCACTCATAAAATCTTTTCTTCGAAATCATTTTCTGAGTATTTTTTCAACGAAGAGGATACTCATACCTATAATAATTAACATAGATAACGAGAATACCTCTACCATGGTCATCGTGCGGCATCCCTTGATAGAGATTCAGCAAGTTCCATAGCTCGACTTGCATACTTTGGCTCTGGTTCACCCCCAAGTGCTTCTATAATCTTTTGTAGTTTCTCATCAACATCAGGAGAACCTTCTGGATTAGAAGGTGCGAATTGTTGAGACAAAGTAGCAGTGGGGCTAAATGGATTAGGTGCTTGGCTTCTTGGAGCTAATGCAACCTGTTGAGCAGCTCCTGAGTTGCTCGCACCAATAGTTTGAACGCCTGGAGCATCACGTGGAGTAATTCCACGATTAGCAGCTTGTGCATGTGTCATATCCCTAGGTGCAGCACCTTGATATGCATCAAGTAATCCTTGAGCCATATTTGCCCCCTTAAATAGCTTTCCTACGCCAGCGCCTTCCATCTTGCCATGAATGTCACTAACTCCAGCTTTAAGACCATTAACCATACTACCAAACCCTGAGGGTGGTGGAGTGACTGCAGCCAGACCATTCTGTCCAGCTTGGAATGCTAGATTAGGAGCTGGGTTAGCCAAGACAGTTCCTGCACCCGTCGGACTCACTCCTGGTGCCATAATACCATTCATTGCGGGAACACCTTGTGTAGCGACCGTACTGGGCCCCATCAATCCACCCGGTCCAAGGAATTGTCCAGGGCCACCAATCAATCCAAGACCACCCTGCCCCAAAAATCCTGCTTGTGGGGTAATCCCAACACCACCAAGATTAGGAAGGAATCCACCAAGCAATTTATCTGCCCCGGCATATAGTCCTGTGCCCGCACCGAGTATACCACTTCCAAGCGAAGAGGCTGCACCCGCGAGGTTTCCCGCACCTAATGCTGTGAGTGAACCACCCAAGCCACCACCAAGTGCTCCGAGGCTAGGTCCAATGATTGGTATTGCCGAGGCCATCGTCCCTAAAGTGCCTAAAATCGTTCCTGCTGCTGGTAATACTGCTACAAATGCCATTATTTTTCTCCTGTTCTTTCTGTTATATGGTGAGTGGGTTCATGCATTATGCCCCCTTCTTCCACTTCTAAAAAATTTTTTGCTATGACTTCCTCCTCCACATCCTGTGGATTTGTCTTATCTGTTCGGTGAACTGTGTACCACACAACCTCCTCTTCAATATACATAAGTCTTTTTGTGCCTGGTTCTGTAACTCCCATCATCGGACCCTCCATTATCTCAAATCCTTTATCCGTGACTACACGACATCTTCCCGACATCAAAAAAAATGGATGTTTCTTCTTATGTATCTTTGTTGTGAAGGTCATTCCCGCGGGCAATCTTACCATTCTCACATATAACCCGTTGATAAATTGATGCTCTAGCCCACCGTCCACAACATCTACCCAGGCATCCCCTTTAACATGCTCATCATTCTCCCACATGTTTTCCAGATTAAGCATAGCTTCCCGTACCTTCGGGTCTCCCCGTAGCTCTTGCTTGGGCATTTCAGCCAAATCGTTCACAACTCAATACTAAATAACTAAAAACCAATAGTCAATTAACATTGTTACTGCTTATATGTAGTCACTTGTATTACAAATACCACAAATAACTACTTTGTATGGAGCCGATGACCGGAATCGAACCGGTGACCTTTCCATTACGAGTGGAATGCTCTACCAACTGAGCTACATCGGCCTATTCCTCGACACAAAAATAATTCTCAAAGTTAGGCAATTTCCAAATTTCAGGAAACTTGAGAAAACCCGTATATAATGGTGAGCGACAAAAATTGCGTTCCCCCCAAGGGGGGGGGTTACTAACTATGTATGC